TAATCACGTCTTCAGCATGCTGGATAGCAGTCGCGAAGAGCTGCTATGGATGGCTGGCATAACCGAGGGGATCACTCCGCAACAAATGGCTAAAGCTATGATGATGGAGTGCTACATCCAGTTCCGCAAGAACTCGTCATCGAGCAATCCCGACTCGGCGATGATGTTAAAGCATATCGACGCATTCCGCAAACTAGCCATGACCTCTAAGGTGTTGGGAGGTATGGATGAGGAAAGCAGGGGTGCGGCGAGTGATATTATGCAATCCATCAGCGTGTCCTTCAAGGCCCCCGGGGCGCGTGAGCCTATCTCAAGGGTGGAGCTAGAGGATGGGCCTGTCACGATAACATCGCGTGAGGCTATCACGCTCAATGAAGACGAATCAGATGCAACATCATGAAGTATCGCTGTCCAAATGGGTTCAATCCATACTAACGCTTGACGGCAAGCCGTATTCCCTGGCGGATAGAGGCTACACCCTGCCGTTCTTCGATAACGGATATTCTGAACTGCTAATGTGTTGCGCCAGGCAGACAGAGAAAACCGTATCTGTAGAGCAACTCGTTTCACTAGACAACGGACGCCTGATTCGGGCGGGTGACGTATTGATCGGTCATCACCTAGCTGCTCTCGACATGGATCAGCTCAAGGCGTCGCGTGGCGAGGTGACGTGGCGCTCTCGGGTTTATCGCAAGCCTTGTATCCGCATCAAGACGCGCTTGGGGCTAGAAATGGATATTGCCACCACGCATCCGGTATTGACGTTCAACGGTTGGGTAGAGGGTGGCGAGCTAGCCGTGGGAACGCGTGTCGCTGCGATGTCGCGTGTTGGCGAATTTACCGGGAGCTATCAGTGCGATGACGAGTGTGTTGCAGCTCTCGCTGAATATCCAGATGTAATACCGGATTGCGTATACGATCTTTCTCGGGAGCAGACGGCGTTATTCCTAAATCGGATATGGCAAGCCCACGGAGCTTCTAGTGATAGCGGTGCGGAGTGTGTGGCGGATTCGCGCGCGATGGCTGCGCAACTTCAAGCCATACTGTGGAAATTCGGGATCCAATCGAGCATCGAGCACGAGGCATCCACGGGAGAGGCCTATATTGTACGCATAGGGCCTGGCAAGTTTCAATCCATTATGGATTCGCAAGAGGGATCTGGTGCGGAGTCGGGCGAGATAGTGTGGGATGGCATTATATCTATTGATCCCCTCGGCGAGCTAGACTGCGTGGACTTTACGGTATCGCCACATAACAACTTCATCACCGGCGGGATCGTAACACACAACTCAACCATGCTGGCGGCCATGGCGATGGGCTGGATGACGGCGTTCCCCAATTTCAACGTTTTATACGGCTGCCCTGATTTGAAAAAGGTACGTCAGTGGAGCCATGATAAGGTGCGCCCGTTTTTTAGCTCTCCGAAGATTACGCTAGTCACGGGTGGCGCGCCGATACAGTCCAACGTCGAAGTGAAATCCCTAGCCAACGGTTCAACCCTATATATCCGCAATAGCGACCCTGATGGAGACAATTTCCGCGGAGTGTCCGTGGGGGCTGTATTGGCGGACGAGGTGCAAGACATGGTCGGCAAGGCCATTATCGTTGCAGAAGAGGCCCTGTCGCACTCTCCATGGCCGATTAAATTCAAGCGCTATTCGGGGACGCCTAAGAGCCTGGACAATACGATCGAGGCCCTGTGGCGGCGTTCTACGCAGACGGAATGGCTCGTGCGATGCCCGCATTGCAGCAAGAGTGACTCGTGCTACAACAACCTGGGGATTGAAAACATATCTCCGGCGGGGTTGATATGCTCGCGGTGCAAAAACCCCATTGACGCACGCACCGGGCGTTGGGTGCATAGTTATCCTCAGCGGTACTTAAAGGGGTTTAGGATTTCGCAGATCATGGTGCCGTGGACGGATTTTGCAGAGGTGTATTACAACAAGCTAGCCACATACTCCACGGCGCTATTCATGAATGAAGTGCTGGGTATAAGCTACGAGTCTGGCGCTAAATATCTGACGATGGACGAGGTACAACAAGTCTGCGCCGAGTCTGGCGAGTACGACATGACGCTCGAGTTGGATAAAGAGGCTAAATCTCACCGCAGGGTGGCTGGAGTCGACTGGGGCGTCAGCGCCGAGGGTGGGGCCACCACGGTGGTGACCATTGCGGTATGCATCCGCCCGGACAAGATTAAGATCATCTATTGCCGGCGCCTCCCTCCAGCTATGCCCCTAGACGAGCAGACAGAGGCCGTGCAGGATATATTGGCTAAATACAAAGTCGACTACGTGTGTGCCGATAAAGGCGCTGCGGGGGACCGTAACTTGCATCTAGCTCACGTAGTGGGCGCGTCGAATATCCTTCAGGTGCATTTCACCGGCAGCGGGACGTTGACTAAGAAGTTCTTCGAGGACATAGCTCAGCTCAACCTAAATCGCGTGATGGCTCTATCTGACTTCCGCACGGAGTTTACACGCAGGCGGCATTTCCTGTTGCCTAAGTGGGAGGTATGGGAGCCGTTTGCGCAAGACATGCTTACGCAGATTGTGGAGACGGACAGCGGGGGCAATCTCTTATACAACCACCCCGCGGGGACGTTGGATGACGTTTTGATGTCCTTAGTCTACGTAAACGTTGCGCGTAAGATGGTTTATGGCATGCCGTTAATCAGCACGATTCCCAACAGCACATTCCTGCAAGCTAAGATCGCGCGTGATTAGCAATCTTTGACGCACATTCTATACTAGGGTTGTAATGTGGAGGTGCGTGCATGGAAATGACGCGTGAGTATCTGACGCGGAGCGCTCATGAAGTGCGCGATGCGTTTTTAAAGACGCAAGAAGACCCCACGGCGTCAGTGGTAAATATCGCGCGGTCAGATGGCCTAAATGGCGAGCAAGTCCGTAGATTATGCGAAGCTGCTAATGTGGCCATCAAGCGCTATTTGACCTTTGAGCTAAAGGATCCGCAGGCGACGTTCCCCGTCGTAGACTGGAGAAACGTAATGGAGCAGTTGGGTTTGCCCCAGACATCGTTTGGATACGTAGATCCAGACGACGATTCGGCCATGAAAGCGGCGGGCATAGATGTGGTGGGGGATGTCCTCAAGGTGGCATATGAGGGCAACGTCATACAAAAGCACGCCTCGCATCGCGCCGCTACGGCTACGCGCGAAGAGCGCCTCAAGCGTCTTGGAATGCTAAAAGAGGCTAGAGAGCAGTTGCGGAAAAAGGAATGTGAGTTGGGGGAGGCTGCTGATAAGGCGGTGCGCTCCATCTGGACGCAGCTGCGTGATGATGCCATCAAGACGGGAAGCATTAACGAGGCGTATACCATAGCCCTCGACAGGGTGGGTTTGCCCTACAAGCTATCTCCGGCGGTGGATGACCTTTTCAGCCGCATGCATAAGTCGATCTCGAGTAATGTGACTTCAAAGCTAGCAGCTCTTGATGTAACTCCCGTAATCGGGGCTATTAATCCCGATTGGAAGCTGCTAGGCGATTTGACTACATATATCGCGAGCAATAAAGCGCGGACCAAGGTGGCAGAGATGATTACCTCTGCCGACGCTAAGATAGACGAAACCCTCAGCGAGCTATTTGGGAACTAGGTATGGGTAGGCTTTCTGGCATGTTGAAGCAAGCCGCGTCGCCGGTGGAGTATACAACCGGGATAGGTTGGGGTCCGCAAATTGACCCCTACAGCCGTCCTGGTTTTGGAGAGCTGATGGGCTCCACCCTGGGCGGCCAGATCGCCTTTATGGGCGCTGACAAGCTATTCGGAAGGGTGCCTGGGGCAAACTGGCTCACCAACCCCGCCATCGGTGGGCTTTCGACTTACTTCAACCGCACCGGCAAGATCCCCTTCACCAATCTCAAGCTGTTTAGGGGCGAGATTGATAGGCTTGCTAGCGACGCCTATAACCAGGGTTACGACGCCGGATGGGCATCACCTCTAGTGGCTCGCTTCGCAAGGAGAAGGCTGAATAATGGATAAGACTGCTGCTGTTGATAGCGCCCTGGCGCGTCAGATTTTGACCGGCGTGGCCATTTCTCTGGCATCGAGCTTAGCCGCTTACGGGGCATACGAGGGGATCCGCGGGATTAGCAGCCAGATGCGCGATCGCGTTAACAAGACCACGGCTTGGAACAAGCTGCGCTCGGAGTATCCCGAGTTGGGCGGCGAGGGCGAAGAGGGCAACCGGCGTATATTTGATAGCATCTATAAAGTAGCCCCCTCTGTGGCGCGCACCCCGGGGATAGTGATTCCCCTCATTCGTCAGGCTAAGGAATACTCCACGGGCGGGCTTGATGCCAGCACGCTAAAGAGTCTATCTGACATTCAGAAGTCTAATGTAGACACCAGGTCGCTGCCGCTGAGCATCATGAAGCTTTTCACTCCCGGGCTTACCATGAAAGACCTGGCCAATATCGACACTCCAACGACCACGGCGATAACGGTGCCGTTCTGATATGGCTTCTCTCAAGCACACCGTATTTCAGGGATATGGCGCTGACGGCCCGTATGTGCATATCCTAAAAACCGCAGGAACGCGCTTCACTCCACCTGATGGCGTGAAGATGCAGCCCGACATGGTGCGCTTTATGGATTCCATCAAAATAGACACCGAGAAAAACTCCTACATGCTCATTAACGCCATGGGGGCTAGTGAGTTTTGGGGCGCCAATCTCAATGGGGATGCTTTCCTCGAAGAGGATCTTAAGCTATACCATAAGACCTTCGAGCAGGGGCATGTTTATACAGATCACGACAACAACGACCCGTCTAAAGCCATGGGCCGCATATTATTCGCGACATACAACGACGCCATGCACCGTGTTGAGTTGCTGGTGGCGCTAGATCGGTCGGACGCTAGAACGATTAAGTTGCTGCGTCAAATTGAAGACGGCATGATCCCGCGTGTCAGCATGGGTACACGCGTCTTGTATGATCAATGCTCCATCTGTGGCCATAAGGCCCCCACTCGGGAGGATTACTGCGAGCACGCCAAGCACTCGCTAGGCAAGCTCCTGCCTGACGGGAGGCGTGTCAGCGTATTGAATCCCAATCCTCGTTTTTTTGAGATCTCGCTCCTATCGGGGGTGGAGGCGGATCCTTCTTCGAGTTGGATGGCCAAGGTGGCCTCTAAGCTGAGCCGCAAGTTGCGCGAGTATCAGTCTAAAGAGTCGGCTATTGACAAAGAGGTGGTTGATAGTACCTCTGCGGGGCAGAGCATTGACGACGTAATGTCTGGCAATCGCAAGCTCATTGAAGTTGGTCGCAAGGCCGATGAGCGTCAGAGCGATATGCCGCTTGACGATCTAGAGGACATGTGCCGCTGCTTTGATGATGACGAGATCCTGGGCACTGCGGCTGGAATGGGCATTAAAATTCGCCCGTCGGAGTTTTCGTACATTAAGATGCGCCCCATTGTGGGTCCAGATCGTGCTCGCATTATAGTGCGTCACGTCAAAATGATACGCACGCCAACGCTGCTGGCTATCAAAAACGCATCACTCTCGCCGATGTCGCTTCGTTGGAGTGATGGAGTAGCTGACATGTTGGCTCCGCATATGAACAGTCGGTCAATGTTGCGTTCCTACGAGCAGCGTGGGGCGTTTCCATTGGCTAAGCATGCAGACACGCGCGTATTACAGCCTAATCCCGATCTGGAGCAGGCTTATGCGCAATACATAGGCACGATACTAAAGGGGGCCATGCTTTTGAACAGAACGCCGGAATCGCTGGACCGCAAGGTGGGGTTGATTCCGGAGCACACGCTAATGGAGATTGACAGTCGCGTCAAGCTAGCTTCTGCTGTGGCTAGTTATGACCTTATGGCGCTCAATGCTCTATATGGAGCTTACATCAAGGGTTAAGACATGCATTTCTTGACAGATTTGCGCATCGTGCTAAACTGTACGCATAAGACTATGACACGTGTCGTTGGGAGGTAATGATATGCCGCGTGTTGCGCCGCGAGACGCCAATGAGATCGACAGGCTCGTCATGGGAGCTCCCAAGACGAGTAGCGCTAGGGTGAGAGAGCTCTTGGACCTAGGCATGCAGCAAGAGGCATTGCAGCTGATTGATCACATGCCATACGAAGAGGTGCAGAAGCTGGCGGGCTTGCTGAAGGAGTCCGAGGAGACGGCTGCCCCCGATGTGCCTGCTGAGAACGGCCCTGACAATCCAGCCAAGCCCCCCACCGAGGACGTTAGCGACACCACGGGCGACAAGGCTGGCGATCCGCCCGTTCCCACGGAGGGCGATCCCGAGTCTAATCTTGAGGGCTCTAAGGAGGCCAGAGTCAAGAAGGCTGAAGAGGGATGCAAATCCGAGGGTGACGACGAGGCCCCTATCGACGAAAACGCCCCGGCCATCTCGGAGGATGGCACGCCAACGCCCGAAGCCGAAAAGGCTGCTCGTCTGGGTTATCTTAATGGTCTAAAGATAGCATCCAAGGCCATCCTGGTCAGGGCGGCCCAGCATAGGGCAATGACGAAGCAGGCGGCACAAAATCCGCAGGCTCAGCTCGAGCGTCTTCTTGACGCGCTACTGTAGGAGGAATCATGGGAACGGTTAGCGAGATGTCCGGGATGGATAAGGTCGCCAGCGCGTTGACTGCCGGAGACATTTACAAGGCTGCTACTGCACGTGCCGCCACTGATCTCATGCAGAAGGTTGCTATCGTCAAGCTGGCTGAAGATCCTGAGGTTGCCGAGGCTCTAGCCGAGGCCATGGGTGGCGTTGATGATATGCCCGAAGAGGATGTTGCCCTAGAGGACGAGGGCGATCCCGAGCTCACCGACGCTCTGCTCGAGGCCTATGCGTCTCCCGACGAGGTCGACGACGAGGACCGCGAGGCGCTGCTTTCTACCGCCGAAGCTCTAGAGGATGAAGAGAAGGCCGCGGGGCTGGCCATGCCGACCACGCGTGACTATGTCTATGCAATCCTCAAGAGCGCTGGGGTGATAGAGTAGCATGTCGCTAAGCTGGGCTGAGATTGACGAGTTGCTGAAAAGCGCCAGCGTTGATGCGGCCCAGGTGAAGACATCTAACGCCGAGCTGATAGACCGCCTTGTCCATACGGCTGAAGCCCTAGACAAGGTGGCCAGATCAAGTGATGGAGGGGCGGCGCTGGACAAGTATCTGCGTGATATCTTCTCCGGCGAGGATGTCAGCACGCAAGAGCTGGCTCTGCGTGAAAGCATCAAGAACCGCATCACGCAACTGGGCATGATAGCAGCCCCGTCAGCGTAGGACGATGAACAGCACAGATCAACTGATTGGATTACTAAAAGAGTCTGCCCGGCGGATCCAGGCGCTGGACGATGCTCTTCAAAAATTAGCGAGGGCTGTGGAGATTGTGGAGCCACTATCCAACCGCGGCCTACTAGGCGACATACAGGGCGCTACGCTCTACGACAAGGCGCTCTCTCTTACTAAGATGTCAAGTCGCGACTTTGATTTTTATGATAACTTGGCCCGCAAGGGCCTATCGGCTTACCAGGGCTTTGGGAGCGTGGGCAAAGCGCCCGCAGTCTCTGGCGGAGATCCCGCCGCTCTCGTAGACCGAGCTGTTTTCTCGCGCAGGCTTTAAGGAGGTAGACTCAGATGGTAAAGCCTAAGACTTTTATGAGCCAGTTGATGAATCTTTCCATTCCCATCGCCACGACTACCGACGAGTTCCTCAGTGGTGAGTTCATCCACTGGGGCGCCGACAACAAGGCGGCTAAGATGGGCACGGTGGGGTCTGGAGAGACTCCGGTCTGCCGTTGCGTGTTCCACGACACGCTGGGCCGGACGGACCGCTTCGGGACCGACAAGGTTACTATCCTGGATGGTGAGTACCTTGCCGAGATCGACACATACGATACCTCGGGCGGCGACTTCGGTAATGGCGATTGGCTGACCGTGAAGAACTGCACGATCACCTATTACGCCGACGGCAAGTCGTATACCGGCGGTTTCCTCTCCCCCGCTGCAACGGGTGATGTGGTCTGGGCGCAGTGCATAGTTCCGCCTGGTGGTCTCCAGCGCGGCTTGAACTATATGCTGGTCAAGATCGTTAGCCCGTTTGTCCTATAACCGTAAGTTGGAGGTGAAACGTAATGGCTGATAAGTTCAACTCCGGTGCGATGGGGGCTGAGTACAACGCTCGCTTCTTGGAGGCTCTCCAGGACGAGGGCACGCGTAGGAAGCTCTCTATGGCGATGGGTCAGTATACCCGTAAGAAGGTATACGAGGGCTTGATGATGGAGAACATCATCCCCTCCGAGACCGTCACCCCCGCCGACCTGGTTCCCACCATGGTCGGAGATGCTCTCTACAAGATCGACGAGCTCGAGCCTGAGGCCACCGCTCTAGAAGTCAACTGGGATGGCAATCCCACCGGTGAGTACTTCGAGGGCGAGCGCTTCATCACTCCTATCTGGACTGTTACTAGCGAGCGGCTCCAGAAGAGTGAGGATGAGCTTTTGGCAATCAGGTATCCTGCCCGCGAGGTGCTCACGGATATCGCCTCTAAGGAGATCATCCGCAAGCAGGACGAGCATTTCTTCGGCCGGCTCTGCGAGGCTGCTGTCGCTCACAGCGGCAAATCCATCACGTCGCCCGATAACATCCTAACAATGGATGCGCTATCGGCCCTGCAGAACGAGATCGACGGTAACGAGCTCAACTGCACCAAGATCGTGATGAACCGCGTTGACTTTAACAACCTGAAGCGGCTTGCGGGACCTGAGGCTGACACCCTGTCGGCTGAGATCCTGACCAAGGGCTTCGTTAGCACGACTTACGGTGGCTTGCCATTCCTGGTCACCATCAAGAACACCGCCGTCGCCCCCGGCACGGTTTGGGCGTTCACTGACCCCGAGTTCCTCGGCACTCACTACGTGCTGCAGGATACCAAGTTCGAGGTTAAGAGCGAGTTCAGGATGGTTGAGTTCCAGGGTTGGCGTAAGTACGGCACCACGATCTCTAACGTCAATTCCGTTGCCAAGCTCACCCTGGGCGTGGCATCCTAACGAGGGAGTTAACTCATGAAGGCGCAACCCAGTGTGTCCCGTCCAGTTGATACGGTTAGTGGCTATATAGAGCATCTAGGTGGTGATGGCACCCCTAAGTGTTCTATCAACGATCCCATGAACAGGATGCGCTTTTGGACCCTTGGGGCTGGACAGCGGACTCCCGTTATCCAAATCCCCAAAGAGCACAGCCTGTTGGCGTGGATTGCCACTAAGGACTATCTGCGGTTTGTCGCCACGAGCACGATGGGGTCGACGGGGAAGGCGGATCCACTTCCCCGTCATCCTAAGCCTAAGCCGCCCCTAGCCGACGGACCCGTAGCTAGCCATGACGGTCCGTTGCCTGATCGCACCCCGAAGCAAATGACTGAGGCCGTTGTCCCGGCTGGAGATAGCACTCAAGAGGTGGAGCCGGAGGTCGCCCCACGCCGGCCTGAGCTTTCTCCCCGGGAGCTGCTAGAGGGCAGGTCGCCTGAGCCTGAGGTGGAGCCCGAGGTACAAGAAGAGGAACCAGCATCAGAGCCTACTCTCATGGAGCGCCTTGAAGCCCTAGACTATAAGTCCCTCAAGGCGTTGGCCGATAAGTACGAGATTGAGTATACCGGGCGCAGCGCTAAGGCAATCGTCAATGCGATATTGCTTTACGCGGAGTCGTTGCCCGAGGGCACGCAGCTAGAATTCTAATCATGAGTGGAGGCAGCCGCGGTGGCGAATCATTCCAGAGCAGACTACATAGGATATCTGCGCGACTTCTTGAGGGACCATCCGGCGTTCAATCGGCTGCTGAATTACACTGACGAAGAATCGGGAGAGCGCCAGCTAGGTCTAGCCCTAGATCTGGCGCTTGACCATTTCAACACGCGAGTTTTGCCAATTGGCACGACTTATGGATTCGCTAATTTCCCCAGCGCATCCATCCTAATAGAGCTTGCCGCGATGTACGTCCTGGAGATGGTCGGTATACTCAAGGCGCGCAATTCATTGCAGTATTCAGACGCCGGGTTGACCATCAGCGATACCGAGAAATCCTCCGAGTATCGCGCCTGGGCTATGACCTTCAGGCAGGGCGCGCTACAAGAAGCGGCTAACATGAAGAAAGCGGCAAACATAGCCAGCGTACTGGAGGGCGGCAGTGGGCTACATAGCAGCTACTACAACCTATAATGGGCGCGTTAAGCTAGCGGAGCCCAATTCGCTAGTGCCTGAGAAAAAGAAGTTTCCCGAGTGGCTGCCCTGGCTTGTATTGGGAGGCCTGACCCTGGGCGGAGGAGCGGCTGCTGTTAATTCCTATAATAATTACGTCAAGTCGATCACGCGCCATTATCGCAATCGCAACATAGCGGCATCACTGCTAGCCCTGCTAGGCGTAGGTGGAGTCGCGGCGGCTATCGGCGGGGTTGGCAAGACGCCCCCAAATCGCGACAGCCTATCTGACATGCCTCCGGAGCTAGAGTCGGCGGCTCAAACCGGTTCATAGTGGTTGAATTCACCAATGTGCGTGTCCATGCGTTTCACCCGCGGTACATGACGGTATCGTGGGAGATTGCCAATATCCCCGGCGGGACTGATTATACAATCGACATAGAGCGCTCAGAGACACCTGATGGGCCATGGACGCTAATTGCTCAAGGGCTAGTCGATAGGGAGTTCTATCACGATTGGGACGCCAATCAGTACAACCTCCGCAGACGGCATTTCTACAGGGTGACTTATAGGGACGGTAGCGGAGCACCGGTGGTGTCTCCAGCCGTGACTAACCTTAACACTCCAGATGCTATTGCCTATGACATCATTCGCCGCGAGCAGCTAGCCCTCAACGTGCTTTCAGGCAGGCCGGGGTTTTTCCTAATAGAGCGCACGTGGGGAGCTCCGTGTACGTTTTGCTATGATAGCGTAGCGCAAAAAACTAGCGTATCTGACTGTCCTTATTGCTACGGCACGCGCTATGCTGGTGGATATTTCGAGCCCATCTTCGGATATGTCTCTCAGCAGGGTTTGTCCAACCTTAATCAGCAAGCTACGCCCATCATGGAAATGCAACAGGTGACCAAGCAGTTCTGGACTAGCAATTCGCCGCTGCTAAAAGTGCGAGATGTGTTTGTTGATGCTGAAAACAACCGCTGGCGCGTCATGGCGATCTCTCATACGGAAAAGCTAGGCGCGTTTATGCGTCAGATCATGTCAATGAGCGAAGTGCCTAAGGGGCATATCATTTACGACATCCCCGTGCCTAATCTATATGACTTCCACCCGGTGAGGGATTATCACATATGGGAGACCACCCCATTCCTCGAGCCATAGTATTATGGGATCCTGGCCGTGTCATCTATACTAACCATGGAGTCATAGAATGGAGCGGCCGGCATGAAAAGTCCCGTAGACATCGACAACGACATTCTCGCTTTCCTGCAATCGTTTTTCTCGACTCCGAGGACGGTGATTGTGGGACAGGCGCACCGGACGCTGCAGTGGAATCCCAATCCCAAAACGACGGATCTGCTGATCAGGGCTAAAGACATCGCCAATGCCGAGACGCTAGACGGCAATAAAATCTCCATCATCATTGATCGCGGCAACTCGCGCTTGCTGTATTCAAGCCTAAAGAGCAGAATGGCGCGTGATATCCCTCGAAATAGCGAGACCTTTCTGGAGCTCATCACCGTTCCTTATGCGCTGCACTGCCTATCTTCTAACGACTACGAGGCCAGCCTAGTCGCGGGCATCGTTGCCAACGCCATTTGGATGCATCACGACACCTTTAAGCCATTGGGATATCATCGTGTGAGAGTTGACGGAATTGGTGGGCCGACTATACTTATCAACGAGAAGAGTAGTGTTAACCTGTATGACGTGCCAGTGTCGCTTCACATCTTCTACAACACGCATTACAGGATTAGCCACAATACCGAGGAAGTAATGGGCTATAACACGCCGATTATAAAAGAGATAGCAACGGAGGGCTAGCATGGCTGCATATCGCGAACCCGGGGTAAATGTTACTATACAGGAAGACCGCCCCTCTCCAATTCCGGAGGCGCGCAAGCTCCCTGCTGCGGTAGTGGGGCCTGGTTTTCAGGTAGAGGAAGCGCTATGGGCGGGTACGTATGATACGACCAGCTGCGATCTGCCCTATCCCAATCTAATGTCTGGCGCTAGCGTTGTGACTAATAGCGTGAAGGTCACGATCGCCAACTCGGCCGATGATGTCAGTTACAGCATCCTGCCGGAGTTTTACACCGCTGGAAACGACGGGGTAACGCTGGATGCCGGCGTGTATCACGTACTTTCTTCGGGCAATGCAGGGGCCTTGACCAATGGCGAGGTGGAGTTCTACGACATCGACACGTGGTCCAGCGCGATCAACTACCTGTCGACGGATATACTACAAATCCTCAGCGGGCCTTCCGCGGGGCCGTATGCTATTGCCGGCTTTGACGCCGCTACACGCAGGCTAATCCTTCAGGATGCCTGGTCTGGGACAACTGGGACAACCTTTGAGTGGGAGATTAGGCGCCCACTTTCGGGTGGAGTGCGGCTCTCCTATCACGCCCTACGCACTGATCACGTGCGTGCGCGTGCGCAGTTCTTGACCACTGACGAGGTTGTTGCCGCTGCTGGTGGCAAGCAGGCGATCATCCCCGAAAACCCGCTCTTCTACGGTGCCTTTATCGCCGCATCGCAGAGAGCTCCCGTATGGGTGGTGGGGGTGGAGGATGCTGATGGCGCCTTCAATCCCTCGCTGGCTAATACGGCTGCTTGGTTGGACGCATTGGAGTACTGCCAGCAATTCACCGATATGTACTCCTTCGCCATTCTGACGCAGAATGACACTGTAATCACATACGCCCAGACGTTTGTCGACTGGATGTCTCTACCGGAAAACCGCTGTGAGTGTATCGCGGGAGCTTGCCCGGCGCGCACCACACTCGAGGAGGCTATCCCATCGACTACCGGCGGCCGCTTCAGCGCTGATGGCACGACCTTCACCCACTCCGGTGGATACAACTTCATCTCCTATGGATGCGAGCCCATGGGTTACATCGAGGCTACGCTGGGAGACACTACGGTAAAAGTCAGGGTGCGCAAGGTTGAGGCTAGCGTAATGCAGGTTTTCGACGCTGACGACGTGCCAACCTCAATGCGCAGCCCGGCGACTGTTTCGTGGCGCTATGTTAATAAGTACTTCACCAACACCGAAGAGGCACAGTACTATGCCGCATACGGCGAGAGCTTCCAGGACAAGAGGATGCGTCTCTTCTGGCCCGACAAAATCGGAGCTCTCGTCAATGGCGTAGAAGTATCCATGCCTGGGTACTACTGGTGGTGCGAGAGGTTTGGCAGGCTAGCCGCTTTGCGCAATCCTGCAACCCCCTTCACGCGGACTAAGTCTAGCTTCTTCACTCGCGTCTTCATGCCGTTCCGCGGACGCACGCTGCTTAATATCATAGCAGGTGGCGGCTGGGAGCTCGGCGTGCAGGATTCCGTCAGCTTGCCTCCGTATTGCAGGCATCAGCTGACAACTGACATGACCCATCCGGCGCGTGCCGAGCAGAACGTGGTTCACTCGATAGATCACTGCGCTAAGTATATCCGCGAGGTGCTTGACAAGAACGTTGGCTCGCTAGGCAGCAGCGCTTTGCTGACCAACCTTAAGAGCATCTTGAGCGGCGTGGGGATTTATCTAGTGAATAAGATCCAGAGTCTGGCTAGCTTCAAGACTCTTAAGCTGGACTATAGCGAGCTTGACCCGCGGCTATGGGATGTCAATGTGCGCGCTGGCGCTCGTTATCCAGTCAATAACCTAGACGTTATCCTAATGGTGTCGTAGGGAGGCTCATATGGCTCTGCTCAAAGATTGGAACCAGCATGTATCGTCTATCGATCAACTTGATCCAGGCGAAAACATTGGGAAATTCATAGAGGGCGAGACCATTGTCATGGCTGCGGGTCCTCCGGTATTTGACCCCAACAACCTTGACAGTGTTTCGTTAATGCACACAGTCGGCCTATGTCAAAGCATCGGAGTCACGCAGGGGCAGCAGACTCAGCGCGTTTTCGAGCTAGGCTCTAGGCGCTCGTTTATCGTCCCCGGGCGTTCTGCGGGTAGTCTAGTTATCTCTAAGCTATGGATTAACGGCCACTCCCTCCTGGGCTCGCTCTACCGCGCGGTAAGCGATGCTGCAACGGAAGAGGCGCTTTATCGCAAGCCGGGCTATAACTACAAGTATACCAACCTGCAGTCCGAACTGTTCCACCGCCCAGTCGGTATCCTCATCATGGTGCATGACCAGAATGACGACATGGTTTCCGCGTCGTTCTACGAGTGCTGCTACATATCGTCTAGCAATTGGGGCACCTCTGCTGCAGGCCTTACGGTAGCCTCTAACGTGCGTGTTGAGTATGAAGAGGAATACCCGATCGACCCCGGCACAATCGAAACGGAAGTCTAACGAAGGAGAAATATGGGCTACATCTACCAAACGCTGACCAAGCAGGCGGCGATGGACTTTCCTGGGTACTACTGGTGGGGCGAGAGGTTTGGCAGGCTAGCCGCTTTGCGCAATCCTGCAACCCCGCGGGGCAGAATTCTTAACGAGACCTCCCACCACAGTCCAGCTTCCCTTCAAAATTATTTAACCCGTCTGCTCTCCTCGGCCAATGCTGGACAAGCCAATATATACGAGTACGTGAAAGGTTTGCGCAATAGGGTAGGGGAGGCGGGCTCCCTCGCAAGAATGTATCAAGATCCGCGGAAGCCAAGGAATTGGATACGGCATCTCCCGACAAGCGGCAGGGGTGAAGATTGATCGTTTCTTTCCCTCTAGCAAGCTCTGTCACTTTTGCGGTTGCATCAATGGTAACTTGACTTTGGCTGACAGAGAATGGACTTGTGAATGTGGAGCGGTGTTGAATCGAGATTTGAACGCTGCCTTGAATATTGAAAGGCAAGCGTTAAACATCTTGCGCCGGAGTGGGTTCACGGAGCAAGTAAAAAACGGACGTGGAGAGGGCGTAAGACCTTTCGGGGCAATCCTCGTTGAAGCGTCTAAAATGGACGAAGAAAGGCGTCCTTCCATTCCTGTCGTGGTTTAGGCAGGTTTGGTAAACCAGGATGCTGCCATTCTGCTTTTGGATCGCGTGGAGCGCATGCTGGCAGACCCAGCACAACACGTGGGGCCGTATTCAGTGAGACACTGATCAAGCCATAGATAGCATGCCCCCCAAGCCTCTTGCTCGAGATAGCAATGCTCAATTTGGGGGGCTTTCGCTAGGGGAAGAGAGGGGCGCCAAGCAGCGCCCCTCGCATATCATGGCGGTATTGGTTATGGCTTATATTGCGGCAGCACAGTCCGCATGCCCATGTGGAACATCATGCCATAGACTATCAAGCTAATTAGCACTAGGTCTCCCGCAACGAGATACAGCATGAGGTACAACCACTGCCCGCCTAGCGCGTAATGGATCAACGATACGCCGGCCACGCCAACAATCGCCACGAAAACAGTACATGCAACTAGCGCTACAAGTGCGCTTAGTGCCATGGCGGGCCACTTAGGGTTCTTTGACATAAGGCTCCTCATCCTCCCATATCATATTGCGCCATTCGGCGTCTATGTAGCCGTGTTCCTGGAGCTCGTCCAGCATGGATTCGTAATTATCAATCACAAGCGCGCGCCAACCCATAGACTCCAGGGCGGTCAGCCACGCTGTCTGCTCTTCCGACGCCTTGCCGCCGGGGCGTTTTAGCTCTACGCATATAGGCTTGAGTTGTTTGCCTTCTATGCCAAAAATAAAAAGATCGGGTGCCGCTTTGCTTGTCCCAAACGCGCGCATAGTCATCGCAATGCGTGGAGTACGCAATGCTTCATTGGGCGGGTGATAGAAGAGTATTCCTTCTATTCTATTCAGAGTACGCACTATGCGCATATGCAAGCGCCCCTCTGCGTAATTCCGCCTAGAATGGGCAGCCATCTTCCTCATCCTCTTCTTCATCGCATCCGCCCCAATAAGCGGGATCATCACGCTCGGGGAGGGAGTTATTGTCGTCCCATACGTGGGTGGGGAGGGCTACTGCCATAAACTCAAAGCCAGAACGCAGTGCGGCTATGGCACACGCTGCGCAGAGCTTATGATGTGGGTCGATCTTGACGCTAATCGTCAACTCGCCATCCACAGAGCCCCATGGCGTTTGATTCTGCGTATTGAAAGCATCCGTCGTGGGATTGAGGGCTAGATCTTCGTCCGTAATGTCGGCTCCACACGCTGCGCACCTATACCTATCCATGATTAACTCCTTAGCGCTTCAGGGGTTTCAATCGACTGTATCGAGCCGAGCCTGCCGTTGCGATATACGGCATAATCGAATGGCGCGCATACATAAGGGTCAAGGTCTATGCACGTATTAAGCGTGGCGATAAGTTGCTCAACGGGATCGGAGGTAAAGTGCTGTGCGGTTTTGATTGAGGGGTAAACGATGCGCTCGGAGGACCCAATAGCCCCACAGTCGCCCATATCCATGATGGAGCGCTTGTCGCATACGTTATAGATCCCGCCATTGTAGACAATCAGCATTGACCCCATGATCATGGGCCACTCTGCGGTTAGATCGCCTTCAGCCTCGCCATTCATCCCGTAGTTGAGCTCGCGGTGTGTGGCCAATAGATCTGGCAGGAATTTAGTCGCCAAGCGGGCCTCAAATTCGTCCCGAGAGTCGTTGTCGTCTTCCGCGCGATCGAAGCTCCAGTTTTTAGAGCGCAAGATGGTGTTGATCACGATATTCCCGGCGGCCATTGCGACAACGTCCGCACCGTTACGCTCTCCCAGCGGAATTATTTTGGGCAATGCGCTCTTGAAGCGATATCCAACGCCTTCATCGGTTATCATGCGGTCGGTCAGTAGATGCACATCTTCACCGTGTCTAAGGGCCATGCACAGAGTCGCCATCGTCTAGCCTCCTTAGGTGTACTAAAAGATAGTGCATAGCGCAGAGCGTGTCAAGTGTAAAAAGAGGGGGCGCCAACCCCCTCTTTCTCACAGACTAGTACAGGGGGCCGTACTCCCCCGTAATCACTCCGTACCAGTCTGTGAGGGCCAGGGCCAGGAACAAGATGGTCCCGACCCAGATGATTGCGCCCCGTATGATCCGCCACTTGACGGACCCCAGGGCGCGGATTTCGAGATCGTCCCACCACTTCATAGACGACCTCCTTTCCTCGCTTCATTTATAACTCATCCGGTTGAAGTATTGCTACATAATACCCCACATCGGTTGACCACGGCTCGTGCCCTAACACTACCCGCGCGCCCAGGAAGCGTGCGTATGCCATTAGGGCGGTCAGATTGGCTCGTAAAGATACAACGGCATTGCGATGCCCAAGCGGGCATAGGTTAAGGATTGTCGTTGTTAGTCTAGCGCGACACCGCACGACGCATGGTCCGTCATCAAGCAGGTCCGCTGCCGACTTGTCTGGAATGGTCACCGCGCACGGGGCAAGAGCGGGCCGCAAGTCGTAATCCCCCAGCAAACGCGCCGTGACATAGCAGCCGTGGAGCCACTGTCGTATATCAATCCGCATTACCCTTTCAGTACTAGCCGTCAATGCTTGCCTCCCTCCACAAGCTTCAGCGTTATGCCGTGTTTTCTCAACATATGGTGCAGCGCGGTGATTAGGACGCGGACTGCGATGACAGCCCCCGCGTGGCTATCAACAATGAATATCCCCTCGATTAGGTTGGATCCCCTAGGGGGGATAGGGGGGGGTCGCTCGCCAAGCAAGTATGCCGAGGGTCCTACTGCTAATGTCGTTACGCCACGCCCGTAGATCCCCCCACGGTATTATCGTTTCCTCGCCATTCCCCACAGCCCTGAATTCGATAACGTTGCATCCCTCGAACTCAAAGCGACTGGGGCCGGAATCGTAATACCTTAGCGTCATCTCTGGTGTTTTTGTCATGATGGCCTCGCCTCGCTAACATGTAGTGTGACATCGCGTTCCGCCGCCCAGCGATGGATTATCCTAACCATGCGGCGGAAGTCGTTAATCAGGCTGGCGTGTCTCTCACGCTCAGTCTGCCCCTCGCGCCATGCGACCATCAGCACGTCAATGTCGGTATAATCCCGAGTTGAAGCCGTAAGGCCGGATGGAATCTTAGATAGTTCTTCCACTAGCAGCTCCCGGCCTTGTATGCCAACCGGTGGCGATAAGTGGCTTATGATTGCGGGCGTCCTTTCCTCAGGTACATCAACGAACGTGAACGCATACTTCAGTATCATCCTTGTCATGAGAACTTCCCCGGGACAACGCATAGGATCATATCACGCTCTCTAGTCCAGTGATGCAACGCTGTGATCATCTTACGCGTCTTCTCCACTACATCCATGTGCCCTGCTGTGCTACACACTCCCAGATAGAGGGCCAGCGCGTTATCGCCAATGCACATATTATAAGCTATGACGCCGTGTAGGCTATCTATCAGCGGCAGCATTACATCTGGCATCGCGAATCTTGCGGGCAGCAACAGTTCAAATTCGGCTATAGCCAGATCGGGCGGAAGCCCTGGTTTCGCCTCCCTAAATCGCAATATAGCCTCATCGTGAGTCATGGTCGTCGCCCCCCCCTCCATGCCTCTCGTGCGAAAATGGTATCTCCTAGCGAGGAGAGGCACTTGCACAAATAATCAGCCAGAATATAATCGGGGGTATTGCCGCATGCTGCTTCCAGATTGTGGCGATTGATCCATGCCGCCAACTCTCTCTTGACGCTATCGGTGAATATCAGATTCGACATTTTAACCTCCCTCGCCGCTATGCAGCTTCTCTATCGCCGTAGCGGCTTCTTCTAGCAAGTCGGCAATCCTGTCCGGCTCGCTCAGTTGTACGCTCTTGCGCGTGGGTATTTGCCTGCGTATTTCTGCACGCTTGCGTAAGCGCTCGACGAGATCGGCGTAGTAAGCCCCCTGCTCCTCTGGCGATGTGGGCCTCTCCGGGGAGAACTCACGCTCCTCTTTGGCAAACTGCTGGGGACGGGTGAGCGCTGGCTCTGTTGAATACCGCATCGTCTTTTGCGCTTCATCTATAACGTATTGCAATGCCCCGATGGGTGTTTTCTTGTTTAACTTGAGCTCGCGCCTCATTGTAGCCTCCTTCGTCTGATTGAGTTGAAGTTTTCCGGCCGCGTGGCCATGATCTCCTCAATGCGCGAGAGTGGTATCGGTTGCGGAGAGTATGCATCTACTATCTTGCCCTCACGCGCGGCGTAATCGTTCAGGCCGCCATGGCTGTGACCATGTATATGCCATGATCCGTAATGCGATAGCGGCCACACCTTGTGACAGTGATGTGCCACGAAGATGTGGGTGTTTATTGCCTTATGATACAGCATGAAGGTGTCGCAGATCGCGCCGAAGCGGTCGCGGCACTGCAGCGCGGTTTCATCATGCGATCCCTCGGCGAGTAGTATTGTCCCATTGAGCCGCTCGAGGATCTCTCTCAATCGCCGAGTGGTGCAATGCAGGGATACGTCTCCGGCATGCATCACGACGCCGTCGGGGGGCACTACTTCATTCCACGCGCGGATCATATTCTCCGTGCGTCCGAGTATTGCCGCCGCTGAATAGTCCATCCCGGCGCGTCTCAGCACGCCGGGATCCTCGAAATGAGTGTCAGCTATGAAGAACCACGGCCCATCTATACGTCGTTTGATCATAGCACTCCTTTGTCGTCATGCTTTAGCTGACGATAATAGTCGCATCCGTCGCATTTTTCGCCATCCAGTATTTGAAATGCAGCGCACGGATCGCAATTGGGATATGCATCGTAATGCAGCCCCGTACGCGGACAGATGCGATCATCTGGCCCATCAGGCGGCTGAAACTTATGCTTCGGCGGGTTGCGTCTCACGCTCTACCTCCTCAATGTTACTTACAATGGGGACGCTTCGGTGGCATCGAGATCGTCTCCCGTATCGTCAAGCCGGAAGAACGCTGGCTCGCTGCCTAGCTCGGTGAGCTTGTTGGCGGCTTGAACGCCGTTGATCAGAACGGGTGCCCTGAAGACTTCTTTCACCACGTATCCCCTATCCTGAGACTCGCGATAGATCTCGTCTATCGCCATGTCGTGCGGAATGGGCTCCCCTGATAACACCCTAAATCCAATCAGGGTTTCGTAGAACTTGCGCTCGCTGGCCATTACGCCTCCTTGTTGTGGTGGGCCGCAGGGGAATCGAACCCCCGACCACCGGATTAAAAGTCCGGTGCTCTGCCGACTGAGCTAGCGGCCCATGGTGCCCGGAGGGGGACTTGAACCCCCACGGTATTTCTACCAGCGGATTTTAAATCCACCGCGTTTGCCATTTCGCCATCCGGGCGATTGTTGCTGGTGCCGGAGGAGGGAGTCGAACCCTCACGCCCTTTCGGACAGTGGATTTTGAGTCCACCGCGTCTGCCATTCCGCCACTCCGGCTCTTATGCTGGATCCACGAATGTAACATACTCGTCGATATTAAGGCCCTTAACAAGTTCCTCGAAACCCACGCCGTGCGGCAGCTCTACCTGCTCGCCGGTTTCTTTAAGGTTGTCAATATCAATCACGCAAACGCGCGTCGCCCCGGGCTGGCTCTCAAAAACCTCCGCCACGCCACCCAGCACGTGTACCAGGACGATAGGCTTATCGTTGTGTCCCATGATGCCCCCTTAAATTAGCGTTCCGTCCACGATGTTTATAACGCAATATCGGTATTGTTGGGCCGGTTGTCCGTGCCTGCCTTGCGCAGGGTGTATGCGGCCAATACCATACAATGCCATGCCGCGGATATCACGTGCAGGGAACGGCTTTCGGGATCTACGTCTTCTCCACGCCAAAACTCGTTCAGGTGCCTCAGCGCGGCATCGTAGGATAGGGACCATTTATACCCCTTCTCCCAATTGCGCTCTTCGTATTTGGGCCCGATATCGGCTCCATTGCCGCCGCACTTGCCGTAATGCTCCGCCAACTCCCACAGTGCATCTGCTGGGATAAGATCGAAGCGCGCCAGCTTGGTGCCCTTAGCCGCACCAGTGACGGGATCAACTATCATGCGTTCGTCAGACACACCCTGCCTCCTTCGTGGTCGTTGTGGGAAGCATAAAAAAATACGCAGGCCGCGTCAATAGTAGAGATAAACTGGCGGCCGCCCCGTTGCGACCGCCAGTCTGCACACCCAATTTGACGCAGTTTTAGCCCTATCGGCTTGTTCGGATATCCATGGCTGTCGACTCCCCCGGCATTCCATATTCCATTGAACATTGCGCCCTAGGGCGCGGTGGACCAAAGCCTTTAGCTCTCCGGAAATCGCATCGTAGTTTCAATCCACGCGCCACGTGGGCGCGACACGTAATAGCCCGTGGTGATCTTCCCGTACGGTGGGCGACTCAGGTGACCCGAGGATCACGCCACGCCAATAGTATACCCCATGCTCGGAGGCTAGGCCCTCTACCGTGACTGCGGATTTTTCTGACATGGGGTGACACCTTCAGCCGATGCCTAGTCGCGCGGGCTATCCTTTAATGCATTGATCATGGTATCTATGACCGGGGCTTCGCCGTGACGATCCATGGCTGCCTGGGTGCCGAGAAAGTACGCATCGCCCGCATTGAATTGACGCGCCTTAGAGGCCTTGATTTTGGCCACCCATTCTGGGTAGCTGTCGTCGTATGTCGGTAGATCCTCGAGCCATTTCAGAAACTCCTGATATGTCTCAGGCGTTACCCCAACCCATGTTGAGTCGACAAATCCCAGGCGCTTCGCCTCCCCGCGAGGCAGCATGAAATTCTTGCCGACATACTTACCATCGCGATCAGCAGACACATACAGGCCGTAGTCGTCGTGATCTGGCCCGTAAGAGCTGGTAATGGCGAAGTCATCCCACTCCGACTCGTCGATACCGAAATGCTTAATCATCTCATCGACATGGTCGTCGTATCCGTAAACGCCGACTCCCGCCATGCGCTTCGTCTTCGTACCTTCGCCCTCGACATACAGCGAAGACGTTATTAGGGTGAAGACTCCGCCTTGTGGGGTGGCGCGTTTCGCGTCAATGTGCAGGTCTTCTATGCTCACATCGCCGCTATAAACACTGGCTATATGGCGATCGCCGGATCTGATGTATATGAAGTCCTTGACGATCTCCGCCGAGCATAGGCCCTGCAGCCCCTCGATAGTCCCATCGCATGAATC